ATTGTTTTTGTTCCTTTTTTAAATTTATACTTGCATTTAATGTATCGTATTCGTTCTTATAATATTGCGGTTTAATTCCTACTGTTTCGTTTTTGTTCGGGTCGGTATTCTCGGAAATAATGTCCGCATATTTTTTTTCGATGTACGTCGGGAAATTTTTGTTCAGTTCATATATCGTTGTTTCCTTAGGCCATTGTGTTTTTATAACGTGACCGTACGGTTTCATATCCGACGGACAAGCTTTACCTTCACCGATCGCATCTACGCGTACGTGTTCCCATCTTTGACAATCGTGTATATTATTAGGTCCACAATCGTATACTTCAGATCCGAATTTCCATTTTCCACCCACTTTATCTTTCTTAACATTCTCCCAATATGATTCACAATCCTTAGAGTATCTAAACTCAAATATCGTACTAGACGTATCGCTAATATCAGTTAGTTTTGCGACTTTTAATTTATCATTTCCAGATACGTATAAGTAATTTTTATCACCGTTAGTATCTTTATATACGAATCGCCCATATTTAACCGTATCTGTATCAGTAACACCTTCAGGTTTTTCCAAATAAAATTTTTGTTTTTTGGGACTACATTTGTCATCGTCCCAACACGTCATTTTCACTTCTTTTGACGAATTCACACCGAAGTACTTATGCGTGTGTCCCAAACTTGGAAAATGCGGGTAAAAATAACCGGTATCGCCCGTTTTTTCAAATCCGAGTTCTTGTATAAAACAGGTTTTTCGTACCCACCACTTAGGATCGTATATATTACACGCGTTCGTATTAATACATTTGTATAGATCTTTTATACCACCTTTTGGGTACGCATATATTTTAGTATCCTTCTCACCAAGTATTTCGTCGAGTGTTTCTGCGGAACCTTTCAGTTCACCCCACGTTGGTATATCAGAATCTTTTGCTGTAATATCCGATACTGATGCGGTAAAATCGTTTGCGTCTAACGAAACCTCCCCTGAATAAACTTTCGTATCGTCACTTATACTGTTATAATACACGCTAAGTGTATTGGTACCTATAATTTCAGAACCAAACTTTTTATTTTCAATGGCATTCAAACTCACGTCCATGAAGTTTTGAAGGTTTTGTGGTGATTTATCCTCGGTTTGGTGTATATTAGTACCGTCTTTATCATATAAAACCAAGATCCATTTATTTACAGATTCAGAAACACCCGCCTTGTTTCTCCAATCAATACCGAGTGAATTTATCGTATACTTTTCTTCTGCAAAAAGTCGATACTTACACAAAAGTAAAATGATAAATAGAATGATAAGAACAACGAGTATCATTTTATATATCACGAGATAATTATTACTATTTTTTTATTCCGATTTTTCCGGTTTTTCTTCCTCAGTAGGTGTTGGCTTTTCCTTGGATAAGTAAACCGCGGCGAATATACCAGTAGCCACTATAAGAATGGAAAAGACTATCATTGGAGATGCGTTCAATAATTGATTACGATTCATGTTATTTTTATACTATAGAAATATAAAAAATATTACCATACTATAAATGAATATTCGGCCTGTTACTACAGTTATCACAGAAGCGCTTTTTATCGGTTTGATGTTACAACTTTTGGTCATGGGTCTTATGAAATTTGTGTATAAAGGTACGGGTGTTTTAATTATTGCGGGTGCGTTGATACATTTATTGTTTGAATACTCACCTTTCGGTAATATCAATGAAAAATGGTGTAAAATTATATTTAAATAAATAGTTTAGTCTAAGTTAGAATTCATATCTTCTAAAAGAGCATCTTTATCCCTAATAAGTTCAATTAATTCGTCGTTTAAATCTTTCAGTTTATGTTCAATTTCCTCGTTATACTGTACAAGGTAGGATTTGTAAAATTCTCGTTCATTCCCTACATTGTGTCCTTTATCTAAAAGATTACCAATAGTATATCTCGGTAATCGTATACCAAGTTCTTCGGCGCGTTTTTTCACGGCTTCTTTACGGACGTTTACAGTAATTCTCTGTTTTGGTTTCGTGTTACGTATAGTTCTCTGTATTCGTATTATTCTTTCACCCAATCTTCGCAACTCAGCTTCGTCAAATTCGCGGTTTACACTTCGTCTTCTGTCCATTTCATTAAACGCTCGAGGAACATTTATAGGCGGTATTATTATAGAGTTAACATAATTTAACAATTGTTCTCTTTCATCTGCATCTGCAGTAAGAACGATATCATCGTTTTCCTCGTTTTCTTCATAATATCTCGTCCTATTTCTATTTTCGGTCGAAAATGGCACGGGTGACGGAAACGTACCATCACGCATTATTTCTCTCATCATGAAATTTTCAATAACATCGTCATCGGATTCAGAATCGGAATTTGAATTTGGATTCGAAAGACTTTCGTGTACTTTTTTTATCGAGTTGCACATTTCGAGATAATTTCCCTCAGGTATTATCTCGGAATTCAAGTCAATCAAACGCATTAAATTTGTAAGTTCATCCATTTTTAATATCTTAAAAAAATAATAATAATAAATCAACTAAGGTTTGGTATATTCACGTTTATTTCATAAAATGCGTCTATGATCCTATTATTTGCATTCATAAAATTACAAATTGTTTCCATTTCCAATTCTATATTATCTAATTCTACAATGTACCCATTCTGTAAACCTCTAGAATGTTCATTAACTATACGCATATAATCATCGAAAAACTCTCGACTATTAGGAGCGTGACCAATACTTTGTAACTCTTCTATAGTAGTACACAGAGGTAAATTTAAGGCACTACAATACGCAGTAAGTGCTTCTATTTTAAAACGAGAAGTTATACGGTGTCTTATTTTTGTTCGTTTCAGTGATTTTTTAATTTCTTTTCTTTTTCTAACGAGTACCATACACCTTTCGTATATAATGTCGTATGGATTATCTTGTAAACTACGAGGTAATACGCGATTACGGTTACGTGTACTTGTTTGGTCATTTATATATACATCTCTTAGTTTATTACACATGTCTAAATAATCACCTTCGGGTATACTTTCTGAGTGATCATCTATAAATGTCATTATTTTGCGAAGTGGGTTATTACTCGACATTATTATTAAATACTAGATTTTATTTTTTAATTACAATATTTGAAAGTAAAAGCAAAGCCTCCACGGCTTCACCGATTTCTTTATGTTTTAAACAAAAACCGTTTTTACCGGCTCTACAATAACATTTTTCATAAGGACAATTTGGACGCATTTTTAATTTAATTTAATTTAATTTAATTTATTTTTATTTTTATTTTAACTTAGGCTTCATATTCACTCAAAATTTCACCTTCTTCGATCTCGTCATCCGTTTCTTCCTCGTCACTATCGAGTTCTTCCTCGTCACTGTAGATTTCTTGAAGAATCTCATCGTCAATATTTTCAGGTAAAATATCGTAAAGTTCGTCCCATTTAACATACCCTTGGATTTCATAATCATCAATTATGTTATCCAAATCAATCTGATCAGAAACACCCCAATCGTTTTCAAATATCCATCTCCAATAATCAAGTTTATCTTTGGTTATCTTACATGGAAAAAGTTCAACGTTAGACTCTACATTTTCAGATAATTCATCCGATTTTTCATCCATGTACATATTATACATGTAACTTAAAATGTCAAATTCTCTTTCCAAACTATAGTTTTTAGGTTGATGAAAAAATGTGATAAAATGCGCTTCACCATAAGAAGTTTTTACTTTTTTTTTATTAATACCTAAATATGCAATGTATTTTCTATTATTTTTTGTAATTAAATGTTCCGGGTATCCAAATTCCGCTCTTAGACCATAAACTTCGGATTTATAGCCACAGAGATCGGAACATAGATCATCGTAATTGTTAAGTTTAATGAGGGACGTACAGTTTTTTAATAATTCTTGTGTGAGGTAAGGCATTGTATTTGTATATATAATATTAAAAGTCTAATTGTTTAAGTAAGATTACATATTAGTTAACCATATTGTTTTGTGAATCTTCACTCATAGTTTCGGGCTTAGAAGGTAAAGTTTTTGTAAGCTCACTCCAACGTAAATCTTGGTGAGCTATTTTATTTTTCATAATAAATTTTTCACCCGATTTAATATCGGTAAAGTATTTACTCAAATATTTCGTCCAGAAATCACTCTTATTACTACGAACAACTCGAGGAATAAGAATCATATCCTTTTTATCCGTAGATAACCTTTCCGAAACCATATCAATAAACGGTTCAATAATGCCACTACACCCTTTATTTTCGTGGAAAAACTCGATGTAACGAATATCATCACGGTCTTCGTTTTTACTTAAACCGATATAACCAATATAATTAAATTTTTTAGGGTTACACTCAATAGGGAAATCACGTTCGGGTTTAAGACCCCAAATTTCCATATCCAGTTTCCCATCGCTCGCAACGGTGGATAAAAGATCATCCATTTCCGTGACCTGTTCAAGTTCAGTGGTATTTTTCAACAATTTATAAAAGACAGACATTTTTATTTTTATTTTTATTTTTATTTTGAATAATTACATAGTATCAATCTCACTTAGGTCTTCGTTGTCTATTAATATTTCCTCTGCAACTATCTGATAAAAAGCCATTTTATACGCTAAAAACCCAAAAAGTGTTGCACCCATATTAAAATCAAAGGGTAAACTCGATGAATTCCACATAGATTCTGATAAAGCGAGACATGTAGGTACCAATAGTCTTTTATTCAAACCTTGTGTTTTTTCTATATTATCGACGTAAGATGAAAGCGAATCTACATATATATAAGACGCTAATGTACCAACACTCGCAGATATACCATCAATGGGTGTATGAAAAATAAAGTGATACGTTGAAATCGCAGCTCCATACCTTAGAGTTGTTTTTTTAATTTTAGACTTTATTTGTTCGTATTCTGCTATACCTTCTTTTCTTTTAGTTGGACACGAAATTCTAAGTGTTTTTTGAATGGGGTTTATTATATTTAACATTTATTAATATACATTACAATTTATTCATTAAGTACATCTATACTATAATATTATCGAAATTTATATTTTCGTCATTAAAGTATTTTTTTTTAAATTCTCTTTCTTTTACGAGAAATTCTTCACATCTGATTATCGATTCATTTATACGATTCTGAACATCGTTTAATTTCTTATCGTATAAAAACGGATCATTATTTATTGTTAATTGTCTCCATTTATCACCGAAAATTGTTGTATATTTCAAATTACGTCTTTCGTATGCCAATTCGTTTAACATTGTTCTGTATAAAACCAATGAATACGAATCGTACTCTTCGTGGTTAAAATCTTTGTGACAAAACTCTTCATAAGCCATTGTTTTCATACGATTATACAACTGGTTCTGATTATCCACATTATATGGCCAGCATTTTGATTCTTTCTTCTGTGAATCGTGTATTTCTGTATTGCTTGCTTCTCCTCCTCTTCTTTCAGAATCTTCCATTGGTTTATTAATACATTTCACAACTTTACGGCGATTTTTAGGTGCTAAGCATACCAAAGTACGATTATTCGTTATTACACTTTTCATTCTATTTAATATTAATAATATTTAATTCTTTATCAGTGTTAAAAAAAATGTACGATCCAAATTTCTCTCGCATTGAACCATTTGTAGCTATTTTAATACGCGTTTGTATCTGTTCAATATCTAAATCATCTACCAATATATAAGCTGTTTTACCACCTTTCATTATAGTTATAACAGCAGTACTTGATTTATATTTAGAAACAATCAGGTTCTCCCCATTTTTCTCTCCATTTTCTGACCAACGTTTCAATTCTTTCTTCCGAGAATCGTGTATTTTTTCTCTCTTTTTGCGGGGCTCCTGGGTACACGAGATTTTCGTGTTCGTATTTTTGGGATTTTTCCCATATAATCCTCTGAACATCCTCACAGAGTTCGTTTGTCGCTTGACAGAAAGCGAGTTTGTAGTCGTAAGTGTGTAAGTGCATGTACTCCATTTCATATATTTTTATTGATTTTAATTCTTTATTTATATTTGAAATACTTAGGTCTATAATGAACAAATGTTTTGTCGTGTTTAGAATATTCTAGAATAACAATCTCACCGATATCGTTTTTTGATATAATCTTATCTCTAGAAAAATCGGGGGCTAACATTGTATCTAAATGATTTTTTACTTCTGTAATTTTAGGGTATAAAGACGAACAAGAATTTTTAGATGTTAACGTGTCTGTCTTATTCCCTGATAATAAACGAGATACACTTGAATAAAATGAAAACATGCTATTATTTACGTTTATTTTTTTATATTGTAATTATAATATGGTTTCACTCCAGGAGTTACCTAAAAAAGTTCAATATGTAACAATAGATTCGAATTTTGTTACGGGTACAAATAACACGTTTTCTTTTAATATCAACCTTTCATCTAATACACACGTATCCGATATAAGTAAAGTATGTGGTTTAAAAGTTGTTGATTTTTATATTACACAAGTAGGTACATCTGGAACTGGTACAGCGAACGGTGCAAAATACATAGATATTATATGCGAAGACATACCAAAAGTAGCACAAATTCTAAATGAACGAAAAGGTCAAATATTTGCACGTATACCTTTAGAAAGAGCATTTGACGGTTCGAGTAATTTAAAATTACATGATAAACAATGGAAATCGTTTAATAGACCAACGTCTTTGTTTAACCCTATATCAATACAAAAACTCAATTTTGAAATGTATGAACAACAAGGTGACGGTGATTACGTAAAACTACAGCCTGATTCGGAATGGTTCATGACATTAGAAATTACAACAATAGACGTAAAGGAAAAACCTATAAACAAAGAAGTTCAAATTCTTGAGGCTTTACATAAACTTATCGGGAAGATAGATGAACTTAACGTAAACGTTAAAAAGCTTCCAGATAAGGAGGATATTGATAAAATGGAAAAGGAAAAAAAGAAAAAATACCCACTTTATTATCTTTTTACAGTTATTCTGTTATTAGGAGGTGGATTTTATATGTTAAAACGTAAAAATGTAACTACGCCTGTGCAAGTACAAATGCCTATGCCACAAAGGTTTTAACTTTATTAAGCTTTTTTTGTTGAAGAAACAACTTTCTTA